GCCGGCGTTCATGCACAACGATGCGCCAACGAGTGTTGAGGATGGTCGCCGTCCGGTGATTGTCCATTTTCGCGGTCCACGCAAGGCGTACATGGCTGAATGGGCGGCGCGGCATATGGATTTGGTGGCATAGGAGCGGCGATAATGAACAAGCCTGGATTATATGCCAACATTTTGGCCAAGCAGGAACGCATCAAGGCTGGTTCTGGTGAGCGGATGCGAAAGCCCGGTTCGCCTGGTGCGCCGAGTGCTGAAGCGTTCAGGGAATCGGCCAAGACCGTAAAAGAGAAGCCCAAGAAATGACGGCGGCATGGACGCGCAGTGAAGGCAAGAATCCGGCTGGTGGCCTTAACGCCAAGGGCCGTGCATCTTACCATGCGGAGACTGGTGGCACGCTCAAGGCTCCGGTCAAGGCCGGCGATAATCCGCGCCGTGCATCGTTTCTGGCCCGCATGGGCAACATGCCGGGGCCTATGGCTGAAAACGGCAAGCCTACGCGCCTGGCCCTGGCATTGAGGGCATGGGGCGCATCGAGCAAATCGGATGCGGTTGCCAAGGCGCGGGCTATTTCCGCACGCAACAAGGATTAGATTATGGCCGAGCCAGTAGCGACGGGTGTGCAGAAATACCTGACCATGATTGCCGCTTATGACAATGAGTTCAAAAAGTGGGAATCCCGCACGACCAAGATCATCAAGCGGTATCGTGATGACACCCGTAGTTCGTCTGGTAACGAAACGGCCAAGTTCAATATTCTGTGGAGCAACGTGCAGACGTTGATTCCGGCGGTTTATGCCAGGTTGCCAACGGCTGATGCCAAGCGCCGTTTTGGTGACAACGACAAGGTTGGCCGGGTTGCGGCGCAGTTGATTGAGCGGGCGCTGGATTTTGAGATCGAGCATTACCCTGATTTCCGCAATGCGATGAATTACGCCGTGCAGGATCGGTTTCTTGGTGGCCGTGGCGTTGCATGGGTTCGGTACGAGCCACATGTTCGGCAGCAGGATGTGCCGGAAGATGGCTTGCAGATAACCGATGTTGTCGAGAATGAAGAAGATAAATACGAGGATGTGGGCTCCTCCCCCGTGCGGTCCTCGTATCGGGCACCGGGCGGCATCTTGGGCGGGTCGCCCGGTGCATTGCCTGGTGCTGCGATTTCACAGCCGGAAGCTGCTCCTGCGGCTTTGGCAAATGGCGCGGAAGGCCCGATGCCGGGTGCGGAAGATCCAACTGCCGGCCAGCAGGAAGTAGCCGAGGAGATCGACTACGAATGTGCGCCGTCTGATTACGTGCATTGGAAGGACTTTGGCCATTCAACGGCCCGTACATGGGATGAGGTGACTGCTGTCTGGCGTTGGGTTTATATGACCAAAGAGGCGTTGGTCGAGCGTTTTGGCGAAAAGAAAGCCAAGTCGATTCCGCTGGATTCCGGTCCTGAGCCGCTTGCGGGTTACAGCGGGACCAAACAGCGTGATAACACCCGCGCCAAGATTTGCGAACTTTGGGATAAGGAAGCCGACAAGGTTTACTGGATCAGCAAGTCATCGCCCGATTTTGTTGATGAGCGTGAAGACCCGCTTGATCTTGAGGGGTTTTTTCCTTGTTCCAAGCCGCTTTACTCTACGTTGACCAGCGACAGCCTTGTCCCGGTGCCGGATTTTGTTTTGTACCAGGATCAGGCGCAGGAGCTGGATATCCTGTCAGACCGGATTGACGGTCTGGTCAAAGCGTTGCGGGTGCGTGGGGTTTACGATGCGAGCCAGCCGGCATTGCAGCGGTTGCTGACCGAGGGTGACAACAACAGTTTGATCCCGGTTGATAAGTGGATGGCCTTTGGCGAAAAGGGTGGGCTGAAAGGCAGTATTGATTTGCTGCCGCTAGATACGCTGTCCAATGCGTTGATGCAGTGTTATCGCGCTCGTGAGGACATCAAGTCGCAGATTTACGAGATCACGGGCATTTCCGACATTATTCGCGGCCAGACGAATGCTAATGAAACCGCGACCGCACAACAAATTAAAGGCCAGTATGCCGGTCTGCGGTTGCGTTCGTTGCAGGATGAGGTGGCGTTGTTTGCCACCGAGATTATCCGGCTGAAGGCCCAGATCATTTGCACCAGGTTTCAGCCGCAGACAATTCTGGACTATGCCGCTGCCGAGCAAATGACTGACGAGGACAAGGCGCTGATTCCACAGGCGCTGGAACTGTTGCAGTCAGATCCGCTTAGCAGTTTCCGCATTGAGGTGAATGCCGACAGCCTGGTGCAGATTGACGAAAATCAGGCAAAACAGGACCGGATATCGTTCCTGCAAGCCTTTGGCGGATTCCTGACACAGGCTTTGCCGATTGGTCAGCAAAGCCCCGAGATGATCCCGATGATGATCGGGTTGTTGAAGTACGGCGTGACGGCGTTCAAGGGCGCACAGGGCATTGAGGGTTTGATTGATACCGCACTGGATCAGATTAAAAACGCTCAACAGCAAGCTGCTGGACAGCCTCCTAAGCCCGATCCTGAAATGATGAAGGCCCAGGCGGCGCAGCAAGCTGAACAGATGAAAGCCCAGATGTCTGCCCAGACCGAGCAGATGCGTGTCCAGGCCGATGCACAGGCTATGCAAGCCAAGGCGCAGTTTGACGCGCAGATGCAGCAAGCCAAATTGCAGTCCGACATGCAGATTGAGCAGATGAAGGCAAACCTGTCCGCGCAGCAGGAGGGTCAGCGTATGCAGCATGAGATGGCCATGAAGTCTCAGGAAGTGGCTGCGGCTGAACAGTTTGACCGCTGGAAGGCAGAACTTGAAGCAGCGACCAAGGTGCTGGTTGCCCGCATTGGTGCCAATCCTGGCATGGATATTCCGGCAATCGAGGCAACAAACGCCGCAAGCGACAAGATTACAGCGGAGTTGGGCAACCATGTTCGTGAAACCATGAACAAGATTGCCGACATGCAGAACCAGACCATGAATCACATTAGCGGCGTGATGCAGGTTTTGGCGGCACCGAAACGGATTGTGCGAGGTGCGGATGGACGGGCGGCGGGTATTGAAGTCTTGCAATGAACGGTGGCTGGGATAGCGGAACATGGGATGACGCAACCTGGGACTTTGTCCCAACCGTTGTTGTCGATGACACCCATGACGGCAAAAGATTCAAGAAAAGACTTGATAGGGAGTTGGCGGCAAAACAAAAGCGGCGGCTGGACCTAATCAAAGCCTATGAAATGGTTGTTGAAGGCCGGCCTCAAGATGCGGAAAAGATTATCAAGCCGTTTTTGCAACAGGAAAAGCCGAAACAAATTGCAACAATTAACTTTGATGCGTTGCTAAACGATTTGAAACGGGTTGAGCAAATCTATCTTTTGCGGGCTGAGATTGACGATGAAGAAGCAATAATGAGGCTGATATGAAAACAACCTACGTCTATCGGTCGGGCGGGCTTGTTGAAATTACACGGGGAAAACCCGATGCACAGGTCACTTTTATTCCAGATATTCAGCCATACCAGTCGATGATTGACGGCCATATGGTCACTAGCAGATCGGAGCATCGCGCACATTTGCGTGAACATAACTGCATTGAGATCGGCAATGAAAAGATGGAGGTGCGTCAACCTGTGCCACCTAGCCGCGATGCCCGTCGCCGGATTCTTCATCAGCAGCTTGAAAACATGACGGATCGGCAAGCCGACAGGATTATGAAACAGCTACGCGAAAATCAGAGGTAGACAATGAATCCCGAAATCGTACCCGTTGACAATGAAAGCCGTAAAGAACTGTTGATGCAGCAGTTTGACGAGGCTCCCGAGGTTCCGCTTGCGGAGCAGTCGGCACCAGTTGCAACGCCGGAAGTTGCCAAGCCTGAAATTGCGGCTAATGAACGAAATCGGGAAATTGATGGCAAGTATGCGCCAGGGAAAACTAAACGAGTTCCTGAGTCCGTGGATGAGCCGGTCTGGAAACGTCCGCCGGGAACATGGAAGAAGGAGTTCCATGAAACCTGGAAAACAGCGGATCCCCGGTTTCAGGAATACGCCTATCAGCGCGAAGAACAGATGCGGGCTGGCGTTGAGCCACTGATTTCAAAGGCGCATTTTGCAGATTCCATCAATACGGTTGTAGAACCCTATATGCAAACCATTAGGGGTTTAGGGATTGATGTCCCAACTGCTGTTAAGGGATTGATGGAAGCTGACAATATTCTTAGAAACAGCAATCCACAGGAAAAAGCGCAATATTTTTCTAGGTTGGCCCAGCAATATGGCATAGATTTGGGGGGTGTATCCCAATATGCCCCACAAGGGGCAGTGGATCCCAATGTTTACGCCCTTCAAAACGAACTCAACAAGGTTCGTGGTGAAGTCAACGGATGGAAGCAACAGCAGGAAGAAGCGCAGAATCAGGTGCTTCTGAATGACATTGCCAAGTTCGCAACGCAGAAGGAGCATTTTGAGGATGCTCGTCCTACGATGATATCGCTTCTACAGAGCGGTGTAGCGACGACTCTTGAGGATGCTTACGACAAGGCGATACGCCTGGATGACAAGTTGTTTCAGTCCACCCAGCAGGCTCAACAGGCCCAGCAGGTAAGCAGCCGCCGAGTAACGGCTGACAGGGCAGCGAAAGCAGCCAGAGCGGCAGCGGTCAGTGTCAGAAGCTCCACGCCAGGGAGTAACACGACTACCAAAGCGCAAGACAGACGCTCGTTGTTGTCGGAACAATTCGACAGCATGAACGAGCGTATTTGATGAAACACTAGGAGTCTATCATGGCTTTTGCCAATAGCTCGATCAGTGACATCATTGCGACGAACATTCAGTCTCGCTCTGGTGAACTGGCCGACAACGTAACCAACAACAACGCGCTTCTTCGTCGTTTGAAGGAACGTGGCAACGTAAAGACCTTTTCTGGCGGTAACGTAATCCTCCAGGAAATCATGTACAACGACACGACTACCAACAACACCAACAGCTATAGCGGCTATGAAGTGTTGAACGTGTCGCAGAACAGCCCGATCAGTGCTGCTCAGTTCTCGATTACCCAGTACGCCTCGGCGGTGTCGATCAGCGGCCTGGAAATGATCCAGAACAGCGGCAAGGAAGCGATCATTGACCTCCTTGATGGTCGTATGAACGTATCGGAAGCCCAGCTTGCGAACCGTATTGGCGGCGACATCTATCTGGATGGCACCGGCAACAGCGGCAAGAACATCACCGGCCTTGGAGCCGCCGTTCCTGATTCGCCAAGCACCGGCACCTACGGCGGCATTAACCGTGCCTCGTTTTCGTTCTGGAGTTCAATTGCTTTTTCGGGCGTGACGAACGGCGGTTCTGCCGTAACTGCCAGCAACATCCAGACTTATATGGATGCGGTTGCGGTTCAGCTTATCCGTGGTACGGACAAGCCCGATCTGATCGTTTGCGACAACAACTACTACAAGCTGTACCTCCAGTCGCTTCAGTCGATCCAGCGGATTTCTGACAGCGGCTCGAGCATGGCTGGCGCTGGTTTTGCCTCGCTCAAGTACTATGGCGCGGGCATGGCCTCTGATGTCGTCCTCGACGGCGGCATTGGTTCGGCGGCAACCGCCAACCACATGTGGTTCCTGAACACCAAATACCTGATGTTCCGGCCTCATGCGGACCGTAACTTTGTGCCGATTGGCGGCGAGCGCCAGGCGGTCAACCAGGACGCTATCGTAAAGCTGATTGGCTGGGCGGGCAATATGACCTCCTCTGGCCCGCAGTTCTGCGGCGTCCTGATTGCGTAGGGAGAAACAGCATGGCTTATACTTTTGACGAAGCCAAAGCCGGTCTGTTGCAGATTGCAAATACCGACTCTGGCGTAACCATGGCTAATGGCACGGCGGCGATTCCGACCCCGCCCGCTGTTTTGGGTATGGTTGTCCGCGCTTTTGACCCGACTTACGGTGAAGGCGAATTTATCCTCTTGCTGGGTGTTGACAGCACGGTGATTGGTTCGATGGTCACCTACAACGCGACCACCAACCAGACCACATTGTCGGCCAATACGGCCAACTATGCCGGCCCGGTGGCGGTTGCAATGTCGGCTAATACTGCCGGTCTTTTCGGTTGGTATCAGATCGGTGGCCTTGCGGTCATCAAGAAGACTGCCGTTGCCACTGGCGCTCAGGTTTCCATTTTCCAGTCGGCTACTGCCGGTCGAATTATGGCTACCTCGGCGTCTGGCAAACAGATTCTGGGCGCAAAGTCTGCAAACCTGGCTACTATTACTTCGACCACTTCGACTGTTATTGTGTCGATCAATCGTCCGCACAAGCAGGGCATTATCAGCTAATGATTCTGCCATCCAACATGGGCGAGACTATGCCCAATCGTTGCAATACGGATGGCGGCGAGATACTGGCGAATATCAAGTTTGCCAGTACCTTGCCGCTTTCGTGGTTGCAAGTGTTGGACCCTATTCCAGGCGATGTTTTGATTGTTGGTAGTGGCCCTTCTGTTAGGGCTTTTCTGCCAACAATCAAGGCTCGTCAGGAAGCTGGCGCGATTGTGGTTGCCATCAACGGCAGCATGAAAATGCTGGCTGAAATTGGCGTTACTGCCGATTATTTTGTGTTGCTTGATGCTCGATTGGAAAGCGTCAGGTTTCTGGATTTTGGCGAAGCGCGTCATTACCTGATTGCTTCGCAGTGCCATGCCAGTGCTTTTGCCAAGGTTGCCGGCAAAACAATGACGCTTTGGCACACTCATTTTCCCGGCATTGAGTCGGTTATCAAAGACCGCGAGTGCGCCTTGATTGGCGGCGGCAGCACAGTTGGCCTTCAGTCAATCTCCATCATGTATGCCATTGGGTACCGATCAATTGATCTGTACGGTTTTGACAGTTCATATGCCGATGGTTTTGGTCATGCTTTTGCCCAGCCGATAAATGATGGCGATGTGCCAGAGGCTTATTTCCTTCATGGCCGTGTGTTTATGGCTGCACCATGGATGGCTCGTCAGGCTATGGAGTTTCAAACCGCTGCCAGGCAGTTTGCTGATGGCGATGCCATTGTGACTGTCCATGGAAACGGACTGCTGCCCGAAATAGCCAAGGCCATGTGCCGGGTTGCGGGTGACGACATTCTGCCGGAAACTGAAATGTATCGAAAAATCTGGGCAGAATACAAATACGATTCATCGCGCCTACTCAACTAATGTTTCACGTGAAACATAACTAACAGAAAGGTTAATCATGGCTATTCCCTCCCGTGTTCTGGCTTCTGGCAATTCCGGTCTTGCGACTACCTCGATCTGCGGCGACGGTGCTACGGGCCTTGTTGCGCTTGGCACCACTGCTGCTGATGCTTTGCAGCTTTCGGCGGTTTATAACACCATTGCAACGTCGAGCGCCTCGACGGGTGTGAAGCTGCCTCCGACTGAAGTTGGCGCGGTTGTCAGCATTTTCAATAACAGCGGCCAGACGATTACCGTTTACCCGGCGACTGGTTCGACCATCAATGCCGCTGCTGCCAGCGTTACTGTCGCCACTGCAAAGTCCATTATGTTGTTTGCCACTTCGGCAACAACCTGGGCTTCGCTGACGGGCGCTTAACATGGCTTTGGACTCAGACACTAAAAACGCGGATTCGTTTTTGCAGGTTGAGTTTTACAATAATGAAACGATGAAAAGGCCGTTTGTCAGGATTATGATTCCCGGCGATCAGCTTAACATTATTGACCAGCCGGTTCGTGAGGATCACAAGGAACGGTTTATTCGCCAGTGGCTGCATTTTCAGATGCAGTCAGAGGGTGGAGTATTACCGGGAACTGACCTTGTGCAGTGGCATAAGGATGAACCAGCCGCGATCAACGAGTACCAGGTTGCGGAACTACAGATTCTAAAGTTTCGCACGGTAGAGCAGGTTGCAACGGCATCTGACAGCCAGTTGCAGCGTGTTGGACCTTCTGGTGTTGGATTGCAGAAAAACGCCCGTGCTTATTTGCAGAACAAGAACATGAGTGACAGCGCCAAGGATCTGGCTGATACCAAAAAGCAATTGGCTGAATTGCAGCAGCAGATGTCTGCGATTATTGGCAACCAGTCTCGCGGCCCAGGTCGTCCGCGCAAGGAAGCCTAGTCCATGACAACGATGCTCCAACTCATTCAACAGGCAACCAATGAGTTGGGCATCGCTACGCCTGTGTCCGTAGCCGGCAATACCAATCAGGATGTTATCCAGCTTTTGGCCCTGATGAACGCTACCGGCTATGAATTGCTGACTCGGCACAAATGGCGGGCGCTGACCAAGCCGTATCGGTTTTATACCGAGTACCTGACGACGACTGGAACGTGGTCCACTGCGGCGCTGACCATTAGTTCCATTCCGTCCACGACCGGCCTTGATGACACCTACATGGCAATTGGTACGGGCATCAACCAGGATGCTTTTATCAGCACGATTGACAGCGGCACTGCCTTGACGATGAACCAGGCTTTTTCATCTGACGGCACTGCGGCAAGTGTGACGTTTGCCAAGGTGAAATACGATCTTCCCAGTGATTATGAGTCGATTGTTCCGCGCACGATGTGGGACAAATCGAAGCATTGGGAGATGTTGGGACCGGAAGATGCCCAGCAGTGGGAATGGCTGCTTTCTGGTTATATCAGCACCGGCCCCCGCATTCGCTGGCGTTTGTACGGCGCTTATTTCCAGATCTGGCCACCGACGACAACGGCGGAATATCTTGGTTTTGAGTATCGCAGCAACGGTTGGGCAGAGAGTTCTGCGGGCGCGGTAAAGACCAGTTTCACGGTTGATACGGATACTTGCATGTATCCAGACCGATTGATGGTGTTGTCCACCAAGCTGAAGTATTTCCAGGCCAAGGGCTTTGATACGACTGCCATCTACCGGGATTATCTTTTTGAACTTGAGGCGGCTATGGCGCAGGACATGAGTTCTGCCAATCTTTCGTTTGCGCCTCGCCCTGGCACTGTGCTGATCGGCTACGACAACATACCGGACAGCGGCTATGGCCCAAGCACGTAAACTTAATCTGGTCCAGGGAACTGCCGCTCGCGTTGCGTCAATTCCCGCGCCTGTTGGTGGCTGGAACGCTCGCGACAGTCTTGCCAACATGGTGCCGACTGATGCCGTCACCCTGGTCAACATGTTTCCGACCGTCAGCAATGTTACATTGCGGGGTGGTTATGAAAATCATGTGACTGGCATTTCTGGCCAGGTTGAAACCTTGATGGCCTATAGCAGCGGGGCAACGCAGAAGCTCTTTGCGATTGCCACAACCTCTATTTATGACGCAACCACTGCCGGGGCTGTCGGCGCTGCGGTTGTCACCGGCTTAACCAATGCTCGGTGGGAATACATTAACGTCACTACTGCTGCTGGCGGCTATATCTACGCTGTAAATGGTGTTGATGCTCCGTTGCTATATAACGGCACGACATGGGTAAGCATTACCTCGCTCAGCACGCCGGCTATAACTGGTGTTACGACCACTGACCTGAGCAATATTGCGCTGTTCAAGAATCGCGTTTGGTTCTTGCAAAAGGACACGCTCAAGGCATGGTATTTGCCAACCAGTTCTGTTGGCGGTGCCGCTGAAGCATTGGACTTGAGTTCCGTTGCCTTGTTTGGCGGTTATCTTGTTGCTGTTGGAACATGGACGATTGATGCCGGATACGGCCTAGATGACAATCTGGTTTTCCTGACAAGTCAGGGCGAGGCAATTGTCTACCGTGGAACGGATCCTGCCAGCGCATCAACCTGGGCGTTGATTGGCGTCTATTACATTGGCGCGCCAATTGGCAAACGCTGCATGATCAAATACGGCGGCGATTTGCTGGTTTTAGCCTTGCAGGGATTGGTCCCGTTGGCAGCAGCGTTACAGAGCAGCCGGCTGGATCCCCGTGTGGCTTTGTCTGACAAGATCAGCGGTGCCTTTGCGGCGGCTATACAATCGTATGGCTCCAGTTTTGGCTGGCAGCTTTGTATTTCGTCTAAAAACGATGCTGTAATTGTTAATATTCCGGTAAGTGTCGGAGCGCAAGAACAGTACGTAATGAACACCTTGACGAAAGCGTGGTGTCAGTTCACCGGCTGGGCATCCAATTGCTGGGAGATATTCAAGGATTCTCCGTATTTCGGCGGCAATGGAATTGTCGGCGTGGCTTGGCAGGACAGCTACATTGATAACGTCGATGACATCCAGACAAACACCCTGCAAGCCTTCAACTACTTTGAGCAGCGCGGTGTGCAAAAGTATTTTACCCGTGGTCGCCCGTCTATTTTCACCAATGGAACGCCGTCGATCTTTGTTGGCATGAACACGGATTTCAACACTGCCGACACAACTGCTGCCTTGTCGTTTAGTCCTACATCTTCGGGTATCTGGGGTGTTTCGCTGTGGGATACTGGCTTGTGGGGGTCGGATTTGTCGATTACCAACAACTGGCAGGGCATCACCGGGATTGGTTATTGCGGTGCCATCAACCTCAAAAGTTCGTCCTCTGGAGTCCAGATTGAATGGGCATCGACGGACGTTGTGTATCAGAGCGGATGGGCGGGAATCTAACGATTGGGCATTCTGTTGGGCATTGGGTTGCTGAACAGGTCGCAGGTGGATACTACGAAGAACGGTCCACGGCGATTGGACTGGAGAAGGCAGGGAAGATAGTTGCTGGCGTGATCTACGAAGGCTGGAATGGGGTGAGTGTCGTATGTCACATTGCCATTTCGTCAAGAATAACACGGCGGTTTGTAGGGGTTATTTTTGATTACCCGTTTCGGCAGCTAAAGGTTCAGAAGATCATTGTTTCGGTGGCTAGCGGAAACTTGAAAAGCACCAAGCTGGTCAAGAGCATGGGTTTTACGGAAGAAGGTCGGATTGCTAACGCGCATCCAGATGGGGATTTAGTCATTTGGACGATGCGACAAGCCGATTGTCGGTTTTTAGGAGATCGTTATGGGAAAGACTGCTTCAGCACCGCCGGCTCCTGATTACGCGGGAGCTGCCACCGCTCAGGGCGCGGCCAATGTTGAGGCTGCGCGGGCCACTGCCAAACTAAGCAATCCGAACATTGTCGGCCCTTATGGCACCCAGACCGTCAGTTACGGCGAGGGTGGCAATGCGGACATCCCGACCGTTACGCAGACCCTAAACCCTGCCGCACAGGCTACGCTGGGCGCTCAGCAGGAGACCCAGAGAAGGCTTGCGCTGTTGGGGCAGCAGGGTGTCACCACCGCCGAAACCGCGCTGGCGAACCCCTACGCGCCCACTGGAGGGGCGGCTGGCGGACTTCAGACCAGCATTGGTCCGGCAGCAACGCCTCAGACGGCTTACGACCTGTCTGGCCTTGCCAGGATGCCGGTTGATGCCGGCACTACGGGCCAGGAGGCGATTATGCGGCGTCTGGAGCCTACGCTGGCTCGACGCGATGCCAGCTTGCGCCAGAATCTGGCTAATCAGGGGCTGGTTTCTGGCGGCGAGGCATACCGCAACGCCATGACGGACGAGGGACAGGCTCGTAATGACCTCTTGAGTCAGGCCGCTTTGCAGGGGATCAACCTCGATACTGCGGCGCGGGCGCAAGGCTTTGGCGAACAGCAAGCCGGCGCTAACCTGTTCAACACGGCGACTGCACAGGGGCTTAACCAGCAGCAGCAACAGGCTCAGTTTGGCAATGCCGCGCAGATGCAGGAACTTCAGCGGCAATTGGCTTTGCGTGGCCAGCCGTTGAACGAGATCGGTGCGCTCATGTCTGGTTCGCAGCTTCAGTTGCCGCAGTTTCAGAATTATCAGGGCCAGCAGATTGCGGCGGCTCCAGTGTTCAATGCCACACAGGCGCAAGCCCAGAATGCCTTCCAGAACTACGGTATTCAGCAGGGCGGTCTTAATGCGACGACGCAGGGTATTGGACAGCTTCTTGGAACCGCTGGTGGTTTGTATGGCGGCGCGGGCGCTCCTGGCCTCAAAAACCTATTCGGGTAATCAAAATGGCTGACGTTTTCTCACTTCCCGGTCCATACCAGCAGGAGCAAAACGAAATTGCTCGCCGGCAGAAGATGGCCGAGATGCTCCAGGCGCAAGCGTTCGCGCCAGACACTGCTGCTCCCAGCTTTAACGGCATCCCCGTTCCCGTGTCGGCGTTCTCTGGCTTGGCCAAGGCCCTAGCCGGCATTGGCGGCGGTTACTTGCAGAACAAGGCCATCGAAGAACAGAAGGCGCTGGGCGAAAAGGCTCAGGCTGAAACAAACTCGTTTGTTACTGGATTTCAGGGAACTCCATACGCAGCAAAAGCAGGAACGCCCGAATACGCACCAGAAACGGCATACCAAGATTTTGCAAACTGGGAAGCAGACCCGGCAAATGTTGGCCAGCCTTATACCGCCAAGGCTATTCAACCAGCTATACCAGAAACCCCAGCCGGGTTTACTCCGCTTAGTCCAGCGCAAAGAACCGCAATGCTTTTAGCCGGCATGACTTCTGGGAATCCTAACATTCGCAGTTTAGCGCCTGTCCTGTATGCCGGCGATGAAGCAAAAGCCAGAGCGGCTGAAGCATTGGCTGGCAAACGTGAAGATCGGTTGCTTCAAGAGCAGTTCAATGCTGACCAAAGAAAACTTGATCGTGCCGCACGTGGGGATATTGCGACTCAAGCATCAGGGGACCGTCTTGAAGCGTTAAAAGCTAGGTCTGAAGACCGAGGATTAGATCGAGATGCTAGAGAAAGAGCAGCTAAAGACTTGGCTGACCTTAAAATCGAAATGGCAAAACAAACCGCAGAAGCGAAAGCAACTGCTGCAACTACAGCCGCAGAAAGACCTACTAACGGTGAAGTAAAAACATACGAAGCTGCAAATACGATAGTTACCAATTCTAAAAATATGATTTCTTCTTTGGATAATCATATAGCAAAAATTGGCACTAAAGACTTGCCA